CTATTTTTAGAAAAAGTTAGTATGTAAAAACGGAAAAACGCAATATATACCCGTTAAAACCTGGTAATATGCATATTCCCAATATAGTGAACTTTGTTTCCCATGAGGTACATACACACACCTTTTTTTGTGGTATAAAATTGTGATTAAACCATCCAATAAGGCGTTTGGGGTACAAGGAGGAGTGTCTTCTTCTTCTAGAATCAATCGTTTAAAATACGAAACGATTATGTCAAATGTACGTTTAAAAAATTATGCAACCGCACGAGCGACCCTAGATACAGGATACGTAAACATCAAGGGACAAAACAAACCATCTTCAAATTGTGTCACGGTGAGACAAGACAGAGCTCATGTTTCAGTATGTAATCCTAAATCTAGTCCTAGTCCTAGTCAATAAATACCATAATATTTTTCGTGTATCTCCATGTGATTCTTTTTACACCATTTCACACACTTGTTAATATGCGACTTTTTAAGCTGGTCTGTTTTTTCTACTTTTTTTTCGTCATTGATATAGGTAAGTACAGAAAGAATGGTGGATATTTGACTTTGGCCAAAGATTGAATTGACTTCTCTTACTTTGTTCAAAAACGAGTTTGGAAGTTCTATATTTAAAATGGAGATATAGGTCTGGGACTGTACTCTTTGATATATATCGCATATACGGTCTTTGATGGCTTCTAGATTATGAACCATCTTGAATTTTGTACAAATGACATATTTTTCTGAATTAGCAGGGCGACTTGTAAGTGGTTTAGATATATTGACTTCTTCGTATAGATAGGTCAACAAGTAAAGTAGCTCTATGGTAGAAGAACTAAACGTGTCAAATACTTTTAAGACAAAATGTCCTCCTTTTTTTTGCATCATGATTGCAAAGCAAATTTCAGAAAAAATAAGATGTAATGAACTTTCCTCTTGGTTGTTAAAATCAATACTATAGTCAAATCCTCCATCGGCTGTGATAAAATCTATAGAATTTTCATAATGTTTACGCACGTAGAGCAAATTTTCTACATGGTATAAATTCCCAGTTCCATCGCCTGATTCTATGATAATATTAGTACTTCCTTTCATAATACTTCTTTCACATTTATTCCAAAGAGGTACATCTCTGTGTTTGTCTAAAAGAGTCATGCCATAATACGTATCCTGATTGTTTTTACGGGAGTATTGTATGGCCTCTATAAAACCACCGGGTCCTTCTGCCAGATGAAAACTCTTCATGGTTTTAGGAAAGACAAAGGGGAAAGAATGAATTATCTCTAATAGTTTAAAAAATGCCCGCGAAATAGGTTTGTAGGTACACACGCAAGGGGTAAATGAATCAAAAGGAGCATTGATGTATTCATATGGATTCAACTTTCTTTTATTTTTTTCCCATTCTACTAAACAATAGTCAATTTCTTGTTTGATAGTATGTATATAACTACGTAGTGTAATATTTGTATACATGACCTTTTTCTCATGGACCTGAATATCCTGTGGTTGAATAATAGGTATTAATTCATGAATATTATAGATATTCATCTCTAGTTTATTATTGAATATATCTCTATTTTGTTAATTTAATAGGTTTATTTAGTTTAACGGCTTTTCCTATTTTTCCAAAGTATTCTTCTTCTTTCTGGGAGAATCCTTTGTACACCAACAAAGAATCTACCTTTCTAATTTTTTTAAACACAAAGTATCTATTCATAAAAGATATCATCTTTTCTTTGTCACACATCAGAAAGGTACCTCCTCTCTTTACCATGGCATCGTACAATAGGCTGAAATTACCGCATCCTGGAAAATCTGTACCGGGCATTCTATCCTCTATTTCAAACCCATATTGCTTCATGGTTTCTATAAAATAAGGAAAGTTGACAAGATATTCGTCAAAATCTTTATTGATGGTCTCTTGAAATACTCCAACCGTCATACCTAGAGAGGTTTCATCGGAAGGAAATACGGTTTGACTATACTTTTTAGTAAGAGCCCATATTTTTTTCATGTCGGTATTGCTCTTACAGTCTTCCGATTTGTATAATTCTATTTTTTCGCCTTCTTTCAAGTCTTTCAATTCTTGAAATATTTTGTTTCCATCGTAACAAGTGCCAATAAAATACCCACCCACTTTGATAGTATCAGCACAATTCTTCATAAAGGTATGTAAGGTTTCTTTGGTCTTGAACATATAGTGGACTGCAAACTGAATAGAACCTACATCAAATAGGTTTTTCGCAATTCCATAATTGTGTTCAATATAAGAACCCATCTTTCTTGATTTTTCAGAAAGTCCCATCACTTGTTGTAATACAAACTTGCTTTTTTGTTCTTCTTCTTTGTCTTCCTGTACTGCAAACTCTTCTCCTATAATTTTTTTACTGGTGTCTCCTTGAATGAAGAGTGCATCAAATAGATTCCGTTTGCGGTCCTTGAGTTCAAGATAACGAGTACACGCTCCATCTTTTGTATTGTGAATGTTGTCTTTGGAAATATCTATGCCCAAGACAAAGGATGGATTGTTGTTCATCCATTTAGATAAATCTCCTCCTTTTCCTACGGCATAATCAATGAGAATACAATTACGTCTCATGACTGAATCACACAAAGTACTCTTGACAAATAAATTGTGAAAATTTCTAAGCTGTCGTGTAAACGATTTCGTACCAGACCGATTGTAGTATATTTTTTGGTCCATATCACTGAAGGTGGGTAAAAGTTCTTGGTTAGATAACATGTCTTTCGTGATGGGGTGATACAAGCTATACCAATTACTGTTGGCTACATGATAAGAGTTACCAAAATTTCTTTGGGTTTTTCGGTATTCGGCTGTTTTATCGTAACGAACCCTCAGAGGTACCCATCTAAAACGTTTATCTTCCATAAAGACGTATTTAAACTCTACAATACAGTCGTTTTCTAAGGCTTCTTTGTTTTCCGTAAAAGGCATCAGTGTTCCCTGGTTGTCATACAAAGGTAAGTACGCTTGATAGGCCGTGCTATCATAGGGTTCGCTCGGTATAAATAAGGTTTTGGTATATCCAGACGAAGATGTAGCAGGAGATTTTCCTTGAAACAATATATCTTGTGGATTCAACATACCCTGTTTAGGGTCATGACCCACATACAAATGTATCAATTGATAAGGTTCCGTGGTTTGTGTTTTACTGGACGAAATATAATGAATGTCTTTCCATTGAACCAGAAAGTCAATCGTGTTAAATTCCGGAGGCTTCCATTTGAAACTATGACCCCACGTGTATTTATAGTTTTTTATTTTATCTTCCTTGTTCTCCATCCCTACACCCAATGACATGGAGCTAAAGATGAGTCCATCATTTTCGTATTCAAACACACCCGTGTCTATTTTATGGAATAGTTTTTGACAGCATTCGGTGATGTGCGTTGTCTCGTCTGACATATGGAACTCTTTCGCACGAAATTTCATTGGTTTAGAGTCAGACGCAGAGTCAGAGTCACCTTCATATTGAATCGTATCTTGTATATGTTTCATGACCAACCGGAGACGGTCATATCTATTTTTTTTTTCTGTTTTACTGTAAAAGGGTTCACGTCGGGTGTTCATGCCATTGTAAAAGTAAATGTCAAAGGCAGCATATAAATCCAACACCCTATGTTGGGTACCATAAGGTATAAATTCACCATCTAATAGACAGGCTTGTAATTCGGTTTTGGTCGTCTTACATCCTGTATATTGAACCTTCATATTGGTGTCTATCAAATAGATGCGACCCGACCTTGAAATCATACATAGTTTTCTCTCTCCGTCTGCTTTTTCTGTTACACAGAAATCATTCAAGATACAGGTTGAATTGTTATCAGGGTCGTTGATAACATTCATCTGCTGTAAAGTATAGGAAGAAGGACCGATGAAATTTTTTGTGTCTATAAACTTGGGCTTGTCTGTCACAAAGAGTAAATTCAAATATTCGTCCAATACCTCTGTTTGTTCTTTTTTGGAGATTGGATACGAGGTGTTTTGTATTCCACATTGTATATAACGAATGGTTTTCTGTATATTTCTGGTTGTGTCTGAAAAGTGTTTGTGAATATACTCCAAGTTCACCAGTTCTATTTCTACCTCATACACTTCCGCTTGAGAGAATAATTTACTGCTTGAAAAGGTTTTCTCTTTCACTAACTCGCCGCGATTATTTACAGACTTCACAATGCTTAAATCAACCTGAATTTGAGGCATATCTGGATGTCTTAGCATGACACGATTCATATAACGAAAACTTTTATCAGATACACTTGAGTTGGTTTGAATTTCTTCTATTCTTTTATCAGAAGCATCCAACTCAATTTCTTTTTGTATCGCAAATCGGAACTGAAACTGTTTGTTGTCATAATAATTTGGATATTCTTCCATTTTTTGCTTCAACATATATTTTGTCTCTTGCGGAAGCACATTTGTTTTACAAAATTCTCTGATTTGGCTAAGGTCATTTATTTCACACCGAATTTTAGACATGTTGTCTGTGATATAATGAATGACCTTCAATTGGTATTCTTCTTTTTCCTTGACAAACCCGTAGGAGGTAAGCGTATTGTAAATACGTTCAAACTGCATTTTGTCAATAGAATAAAATCGTACCTCCCCTTCCAAGTGAGTCTTTGTTTTTCTCAAATCGTCTTCTTCATAAGGCTTTGAACTGGGTTTACCCAATTTAAAGTTAAGAAAAGATTGATATACAGATAGTGCTGTAGATAGACTCATGATATATATATTACTATTCATTTATTTCATTCTTCAATTTTATATAATTTTACCAATACTTGTTTGATAGAATGGTAAAGCTCTTGTTTCTTGTAGTTCTCTACAGGCAACAAAAGTCGTCTAGACATGTCTTGTAACTGAGCTAATAAATAATAACTTACTGATTTCAATGGTTTCTCAAGGGATACTTCTAAATAATTTTGTATGTCTATCTCTTCTATAAATTGATTGAATTCATTCATCATCCAGTACGGCTTTTCTGAATTTCCCATTTTAACATAGGTACGACCTTTAAGGTAAAGAACATTTACTTGATAATAAACACACAAGACAGATAGAGTATCCAAAGTCAACTCCTTTTCATAGACCAAATTATTCATAATGATTTCTCTTTTCTTGAACTTCATTCCTTTGGCTTCAATCTTCTCTGCTAATTGGGTTCGTTCTTTACACTCATTGTAGGTAGTATCCTCAATAGTAGTACGGTCTATTTGATTCACTCTCTTGTAAAATTGAGTGAATAAACTAGGTGGTGCACGTGATTTCTTTTTCTTACGAGGAACATGTGTAATGTCAAAACTACTTTTCATAAAGTAGGGAGAGAATGAGGCAATCATTTCATAATGTATACTCATTCATTTATATTATTTTTTAGACGTTCCTTTGTCTCCTCCACCATTTTAATATCACACTCCTTCAATAGAACGTAATCAATGTATTTTTGAATAAGTTCAATGGTTTCTTTTGTCACTTCGTCCATTTGAACAAAGGTTCCGTTGCTATTTTCACTCACCGAATTAAAATCTTTTTGGACAATAATCTTTAGAATATGGACATGTTCTTCTTTAGAAAAGCTCTCAATAATTCTCATCATTTTATTCAAATCAGGGTTCATTAAAAATACAATCAAAAGGTATTTATATTATTTCTGAAATGGAAGAAATAGAGAGGTCGTTCAACTCAAAACGGGTCCCTATGATTTTTACTTTAATCGTTTGTCCAATAAAATATTCGTCAAAGTTTTTACTTGGATTGTGCTCTCTACTTACAAAGAACACAATCGGGTTGTCTACTTCTTGATAAATACCGCGAATCCCAATTTTTGTGTTGTTGATAATTTTACAATCTGAAATTGAATCTATCTCTGGGTTACAAACATCCGCCTTAAACTTTACATCAAAGGAGACAGAATCTGCATACAAAAGACCGCCTGAATACGATTCCAGTGTCATGCTTCCTATAGATAAATATCCTTCATTACGACATTTGCCTTCTAGTTTGTCTTTTGCATAAGACATAAAGTATTTTTCAGGCGAATCACAATACTGATAAGGAATTAAGATAGACTCATCAATAGAGACCCTGGAAAACATGTTGTTCTATACTTGTTACGATTATGTTTTTATTCAATTTTTTTCTATATACAAATGATATTCTACTTTGGACAAAAAGTAACGCTCTTTGTGAACACTGTCAAGATGTCTCATGTAAATTTCAGCCAATATAGTAAGTTCTGTACGAGTAATATCCTCTTTCTTTTTTTTATTTTTTGTATTTTCTTTGCTAAATACCTTTTTCTTTAAAATGACATCATTTAAAAAGTCAATAATATCACTTTTCTTTTTGATGAGTAAATAACTACCTCTTGTATCCGGGTTTTTTCGTTCTCTCACTTTGAACTGGTACGAATTGTCCGTATAATATCCCATAAATCCAAAGGTAGAATGTATAGGAGATTTTTTAAGAGCATAAATGTCTTGAAACAGAAGATTCTCGGTGGGGGTTGCCTTTCTCCATTTTAACCCTTCTGGATTCCATCTATAAATTTCCAACACACTACGAATACCTTCTTTATTCAAAAGACCTATCGCCTGAATCCCGTCTCTTTCTACGATACGTTTGTCATAATAGTCTTTTAATTTTTGTTGGAATTCATTGAGTTCTTGAGAATACAAAGCATCTAATACTTCTAGTTCTTTGTCTGTTGTAAGCTGTTCGCATAAATGTTCTATTAAATATTCTTCCAGGGTCTCCTCTGTAATCTTTGTATGTTCTTTGATATAGTCGCAAGCTTTTGGATAGAGTTGATACCATTCTTCTTCTGGGTCTTCTATAGGAGTAGTTGCTTGTGTGTATAATTCCTCTAATTCTGTCATCCTTTTTGATTCAATGACTTTTTTTTCTTGTGTTAGAATGAATGATTTATGTTTTACAGGGACAGGTCTTATACGGTCGTACATCATCGTACGAGTATCCTTTAATTCTATCGGTTGGAATAAATAAAGGTCTGCTATGTTGACAAGATATCCTAACTTTGAGTACTTATCGCTCATGGGGGTTTTATTGATTATCATGTCTGAAAAAGTCCGTAGTATCTCTTCCTTGGGAGCTTTCAGTAGTGACATGATTTCACTCTTCAGATAAACGTGTTTTTTCATAAAAAGATTCTTTATTTTATCTTCTAGTTTGTTGTTTTGTGTATCCTTGTAAGAATACGTCAATACATCCTCTCTATCTGAAGAATTGATTTGATTCATACATTGATATTGACAACTTTCTGTATAATCGCATAAACTACTGAAAGGTTTATCCTTTACTTCGTATCTTATTTTCTTACCATTACTCAAGTGTATCGTCATACGTTCAGTCATGTTTGAAAAATTCTGTTGTTCTTTGTTTAATAAACAATCTACGGAAGCCGATTTTAGAATTCGGCTAACGACTCCAATCTTGACAGACTTTTTTTCAGCCATACGATACAACAATGTATCCAAAGATTCTCTCCTTGGGTCTTTTAATACGCATGTATATAAAAACAATAAAAAGTTACGTTCTTCCAGAGGAAGGTCAATGTGACTACAATTTCGCCTTGCTCTACCTATAATTTGTTCTATGCGATTCAAATTATACCACGGTTCCATGACATGAACTTGTCTCACGTTTTTAAGGTCAATCCCTTCGGTTCCTGCCTGCGAAATTAAGACCACTTTCACGTTTTGTCCTTCATGGTTATCATGGGTTAAAGCACGAATCTCTTCGTTGTTGTCAGGACTAAGCATTTTCTCACCGGTTATCATAGCATATTTTGCTGTTTTATTCTTACCCGTATAAGAAGGGTCGTTTTTTAAATTATATACATTTGCGTCATTCTTTTTGTCTCGGAAGAGTGTTTTGGATTTTTCTCCAAAACGTTTAAACCCCATTTCTTCTAACGCAAGTGCAATCGGAACAAGACCTCCATTGATATACTGAGAATAGATGAGAACAATTCCTTCGGATTCTATAATTTGGTCTAACAATGCTTTTATCTTAGAACTATACTTTCCAATCTTGTCGTATTGGAACATATTCTTCAAGGGAGTATTTTTGTAGGTAAACTCATTCCTAGAGGGCGGATAGAGCGACTCACGATAATCCATGACATATTGTAAACCTTCATCTCCAGTAAGAAATACGTCGTCTTTCGGGTAGCTAATAAAGAGACTTTGAATGGGTTTCATCAAATCATTGTACCCAAGCGAATCTAGATGCTCAAAGTCTTCATTCTTCTTTTCTTCTATATGTTCAATAGAAAATTGGTAAGCTTTCTCTTGTAAATCTGACAAAGGTACGCGATACAAATCCAAATGTTGAATAGGGGTTGTAATTTTTTTATCATTAAATTGAATCGTTGGAATTGGACCCAAGATAGAAGAGTTCGGGTCTTTATACATAGATGGAGTTATCATGTATGGAAACACATAAGGATTTTCACCCCGAACATAAGAGACATATCCATTGGCTGCTTCAATGATTTTTTCTTGTCCGCCTGTTTTCAAATCACCAGAATCTGTAAATACGTCCTTCATTTTCAACAAAGGTCTGTTATCATTTAAATTCATCAAATTTAACAAGTAGATAATCTCCCTAGGGTCATTATACATCGGCGTACCTGTTAAAAAAATAAACTTGATTCCCTTTACATAGTAGACGAGTTTATTTAACATGGATGCTATTTTTTTGCCTAAACTATCCGAGGACTTTTCCGTGATACGAATGTTATGGATTTCATCAATCACGACAACCCGTGAATGAAATGTATGTTGAAGCTTTTTTGGGTTCTTTGTAGAGAGTTGTTTTTCTATAAAATTCGCAAAACTACCATATCCCATAAATAAATAATTATCCTTTATCATTTTCTTAATTCTATGAATTAAATCCTCCCGATTCATTGCCTGCGATTCGTCAATGTTTAATTCCTTCAACAAAGAATTTCCTACACATCCATGTAAATTCCACAATCCATTGACTCTGGTCAACTTGGAGGAATCAAACAATTGAAGTTTAAAGTTTTCTTGTACGTTGGGTGAAGCCACCATAAGTATTTTTTTAAAGTTGGGGATATATTTAGAATACATTCGTAAGGATTCCGTAATGCTTATTGCAGAGCAGGTTTTGCCGCTACCTAATCCATGATACAAGAGTAAACTATTGTATGGATTTTGGTAAGAGATGAATTTTCTAACAAATTCTTGATGAGGGCTTAATTCAAAAGTGGATGCTTTCTTACACATTGTTTTGGATTTTTCTAATACGGGTACAATTTCGCCATCATACTTGTAACGAAACTCCTTCTTTAATGTAATTTTTTTTTGTAATTGAGGATCATCCAGGTGTGGATAGATTTCTGGCATTTATACTTATTTCATATTAAAAAATAATGTTTTTATCCATCATCGTATGGATATCCTTTAACAATTCTATTTTCTCTAGATTATAAGGTCTGATTTTTTGAATAGCCTCTTCATACGAAAACCATTTCATATTCCCTATTTCGCTTTTTTGAAAATTGGTATCCATTAAGGTATCTTCGTATTTCATATAAGATAAAAAATAACGGTGTTTATAAGACTTTAAATTGGAACCTGTAAATATTTCTTCACATGGATTCATGTTTTTGATTAAATGTAGATTCTTTCTATCGTACCCTGACTCTTCTTCAAATTCTCGGAGGGCACATTCTAAATCTCTTTCTTTAAAGTTTCTTCTACCTTTAGGGAATCCCCATTCCGGCTCCGTCCATAAAGAGGACTGAAACAGTTCGGGATTCTTTTGTTTTATCATATTATACTTTTCTTCATTTTTGATATCATAGGTTTCCGTGACTTTATTCCATAGCTTATACCATAAATCTTTGTATTCAGACGTTAGAATAAGATGAAACTCATCTTGTGTCATTTCGCGTAAGATATTGTGTAGTTGAAAATAATTGGTCTCTGAATATTTACCTCGCAAAAAATCAACATACCCTAGAGTATCCTTACGCTGGACTAATAAAAACTCTATCTTGTCCTCCAAATTATACCGATAACAAAGGATACCTATACTTGTAATGGGTTTCTTACAATTATAAAACAAATGTCCATAATTTCCACAGTTATTACATAAATATTTTTTTGTATCCATATTAGAAAAAGACTGCTTAATTATTTATATCTATTTCTTATATGATTCAATCCTTTGATATTGTATTTCATTATCTTCGTTATGTATGTATTCATTATGAAGTATCCAAGCCAAATCAGAAAAAATTGAAACATTTGATAGAAGCGATGCCTTATTTCCTTCCAGAAAAATACCAAAATGTATTCTTTGATTTAATTCGTAAGTATCCATTGGACTGTTATTGGGATTCACCCGAGACACTGCAAGACTATGGTTACCTTTTGTACTCGGACTTTCATAAAGAAACCCGAACCTCTTTTAAATCCAGAGAAGATTATGACCAAGAAATGTATGTGACCAACTATTCGCATCATAAACGAATTCATTCTATTCTTTTTTTTATTGTGATAATTCTATTGATGTATCTACTCTATAGATTACGATAAGGTGCTATAGAGTACATTATTTTCTATCTACAATAAAATGAACGTTAAATTTATAGTATTGCTCATTACAGGAGGTCTTATCTACAATACTTATCACGATAACTTTATTGTCAATAATTTCAGGAAACACATGAAGTACTATAAAATTGGAGCCATAGCTGTTTTTGGTATAGGAGTATTTCTGGTCATGAGCCGTAATTCTAGCGAGAGCTGGAATACCATGAACGTTGTGAAAAATTATATTCAGGTTTTGCCTATAGACAAGCAATCCAAAGATATCATAAAACCCTTTTTAGAAAAGAGTGATACGAATACAGACCGTTCTATAGAGAAAATAACCTCCTCTAGTAGAACGCATAAAAGAAGTGTAAGCGAGACAAAGAAAAAATACATTGCTTCTCAACAAAACTGGAAATGTAATCAGTGTAAACAGCAACTTACTGCATGGTTTGAAGTAGACCATGTAAGACGGCTTGATCAGGGCGGAACAAATGATGTAAACAATTTAGTAGCCTTGTGTAGAAATTGTCACGGAGAAAAAACATCCATGGAAAATATATAACTAGTATAACGATGTCCTCTCAAATAGGGTCTAATTATCTAAGTCTATTTTTTGTTTTCTTTATTCTATTGATTTTTTTCTTTTATATTTTCTATGCAAACCCCTATCATATTTTAAATATTGCAAGGGTGCCTGTTATGATATTGACCATAGTGGTTTTACTTGGATTCTTCATTTTTATAGAATACTACATGGCTCACGTCATCTTTCTAGGAGATACATCTCGCGAATTATGGATAAATTTTTCTAAATACTGTAAAAAATATTTCTATTACATGTTTTATATTCTATGCATTTCGCTCATAGGTTATTTCATCTTTAAAATGACCGTAAAGGGATTCTATATTTCTTTCAATTATTCTTTTTGGGTTACCATAGGTTTATTGATTCTAGTTCTAGCGTTTATCAATTCATTTACTCAAAAAGTTAACTTTAACAATGAAGCCGTTGAACTTTTCAAAAATATAATCATGTATATACCGTGTTTAATCACAGACGTAATAGACTATATCAAAAAAGATTACGCAAATACACCCTCTACGGTGTTTATTGTATTTTTAGGTTTAATGATTTACATCACTATTTTCTATTTTATTCCGTTGTATCGTAAATACACCTATAAAAACGAGGGTATCTTTCTAGTAGAAAAATCAGTCTATTTAAATACAGATGTTTTGTCTCTTACCTCCGAAATTATCAATATGAAAATAGAAGAAAAGAGACCCTTTTACGATAGATGGTTTCAAAATATGGTTCAACTACAATCGCGTACCCCTAATTCAGAGATTGAACTAAAAAAAAGTAAACTCTTAGATATATCTTTGAATTTAGTGGTCCCACCTGATTCCATTACACTTCCCTATTATCTGCGTCAATTAGAAAACTTTACCTCTGTACAAAATCAGGATTCAAATACACTTCAAAACATCATTCCAATCAATGTATTGAAAAAACGTATGAATGAATATGACGAGCTAGACAATGCATATTCTCCGGAAGAATACAATGAACGTATGAAAAAGTTCATGCTAGAACATCCTCAAACACTAACCTTATTTGAAAAAGCTCAGTATGCCTATTCAACTACGTTTGCTTCTTGGGACACCCTTAAAAGTGTACCTTATTTTTTGTTTGGAAATAAAGATAAAGTATCCAAATATAACTATCATTACGCAATTACAGCTTGGGTTTATTTACAACAAATAGAATCTACAAAAACACAACTTATTTTCTCTTTTGGAAATAGGCCTTCTCTATATTACGACCCAGTTGATGCATCCTTGTTTATTGCGGTAAATTATGGAGAACTTGATAATAAGATTGATGTTAAGAATAGGAAGATTATTTATAAAAGGAAGATTATTTATAAAACCTCTAACATTTTATATCAGCGTTGGAATTTTATCGTCATGAATTACAGGTATGGGTCGTTAGATGTGTTTATCAACAATAATTTAGTAGGAACTTATCCAGATGTTTTAACCTATTTGGACCCAAATGATATTTTATTAGTAGGCTCAAAGGATAACGAGAAGATAGGCGGTATCTGTAACATGAAATACTATGAATTACCCCTGAATGTTCGTAAAATAAATAATATTTATAAAACTTTCCATAATAAAAAAATCCCGTTATAGTATAATGAATCTTTTATCGTTTACAGCATTTATAATTATACTGATTCTATTTGTAGGTTCTTATTTAGTATTATCCGATGAGGTCTCCGGGTCTATTAAAATGGTACTCATTGTATTTTTGTTTTTTTTAGGAATCTATTTTTTATTAAATTTATCTTTATTTAAAAGCTATTATGAAATTAAAGATACCCCCATAGATGCTTCATCTTCGTTTGTTTTTCCAGCCGATAAATTTTCTACGGTAGACCAAAATTATACTCTTTCTACCTGGATTTACGTGGATGATTGGAACAGCAATTTTGGATTGTTCAAAAACATTATTGATTTCAAAAGAAATGGGGCAGAGTCTACTAAAATTATGTTGGACCAATATGAAAACAATCTCATTATCCAGTATAATGTCTATTTAAATCAAGCAAATATACAGACCTCTATTCAAACCATTAAGATTCCAAACATCAATATACAAAAATGGGTATGTATTACAGTTTGTTTCAATACAAATAACACGGATACGTACATCAATGGAAAACTCATAGATACAGATGTACATAAGTTTCCTATTTTTAATCCAGTCAACAATAAAAACAACACGGGCGCTTTAACCCTAGCCTCTAGTCCTGGATTTAGTGGTAAAATAGGACTTACCCGTTACTACGGTAGAATTGTCTCACCACAAGACGCATGGAACATTTATAAACAGGGACCTACCACCAATTTACTGGGTAGTATGTTGAATCGCTACAACGCCTCTTTTAAATTTTATCAAGATAATAAAGCCGTTCAAGAAATATATCTCATGTAATATATAATGGCAAATGCTTCATTTAGAGGCTCTAGAAATATTACACGAGAAGTAAAAAATACAATTAATCAAAAAGTAACAAATATAGCACAGAAGAGTAAAAATGTAGCTTCAGCTATCAAAGAAAAAGCTCAAAATGTAACAGGTAAATTAAACAATGCAGTAAAAGGTGTTACAAATAGGATTCCAGGACCTGTGGCGAACCAGTATTCAAATATATCTACCGCTACGCAACAATTTACCGAATCTAATTCAGCCATTAGTAAATTTGTCTTTATTATAGTGGTTTTGATGTTGTTTCTTTTCTTTTTCAATCTTGGCTGTATTGCGATTCAAAAGATGATAGGTTCTAAGAAAGACCCCATTTTATTGGATGGTACGGTTTCCGCGCATAAAACAACCAAAATTTCAGTGAATCCGAATACCAAAAAATCTGTACCTATTTATCGTTCCGTCAACGAGGACCAAGGGATAGAATATACATGGAATATTTGGTTTTTTATAGAAGAATTAAATACAAACTATCCAACTTACAGTCGTATCTTTTCCAAGGGTTCTGACAATTCAAATTTACAATTAACACGTCCTTCTAGCTGCGAAGAGAAAGATAAAAGTTGTTATAATATTTTCAATAGTTCACCTGGACTTTTTATCACACAAAACAGACAGAATGATGCTGTTTTTCCAAATGCTGTACGTCCAACAAAATTGAATAATCATGTAAATCTTATCTTATTATTAAATACGTATCAAACCTCCAAAAATAATACGGAATTTGCCGAGTCTATTACGATTGAAAATGTACCTATACAGAAATGGGTTTGTGCTACCATACGGGTACAGCAAACCACTGTGGATATTTACATCAATGGTGTCATGACACAAAGAAAAATATTGAACAATCTTCCGAGACAAAATTATTATGATGTCACCGTAGGAGACGCTAATGATGGATTTGATGGTTCTATCTCCACCTTAAGATATTTCAACAAAGCATTGGACTATGATGAAATTCAAAGCCTATATGGAAAAGGTCCCAACCTCAAGAGTCTTAGCAACGATGGTCTATCTTATAATATGGTGGATTATATATCCATGAACTGGTATTACAAATGAATTATTTGAAGAAAGAGGTAATGGCCTGATTACCGGCCTTGATATTTTTATCTACCCTTAGATATTTTTCAAACAATATTTTCTCAACCTCTTTTAGTTTCATTTGTTGTACTTTTTTTTCATATTTTTCTGGTTCTAGTGAAGATTGTAGCGTTTCCAGTTCCATAAGAAACGCTGGTTTTCTGCGCCGAAATTCTTTCATGTCATACAAGATGAGCGAGTAAATTTGTAAAACGGGTTTCATAATCTGATTGGATATATAGAATCCATAATCAATCTTCAGTTTTTGGTCTCTGATATAATCAGGTATCTCTATTTTTTCGCCTTGTAACTTAGCCAAGGCATTTAAAATATAGATATAGGGGATACGGTCACCTGGAGCAGGTTTGTTACCAGGGTCACGAATCCCAATTCTTTCCGCCAATACATTGTGCGCAATTTGTTTGGGATTCTTGTAAAAGGACCTTAAGGACTTGCTAATAATGAGTTTTTCCAAAGGTACTTTTTTTTCAGACAGTTGTGCCAATTGTTTGTGTAGAAAATCTATAGACTTGTCAATGTTCTTATCTTTCATCAAGATATCAATAATGCCTCCATAAACATCTTTCACAATGGGAGCATTATCACGACGTTTCAATACAATGCCCATGGATTTACATTTACACTTGGTTGCATCAAACTCGTAAAGCATGCCTACATATCTTTTTTTAGACAAGAGGCAAAAGGGTAGAAATGTTTTCTCGTATTCTAAATCATGTGGTTTTTTGAGAAACATGGTTGCCAATTGACCCGCTTCTTGAGCCAAGTCTATCGTGACTTCTAGTGCTTTTTGTGGGTCAAGCTTTTTACCGTCTTGCGTCAAATGAAAGGTAAAGAAGACCGAATCTGTATCGCCATATACATACTCAGCATTGGTATGCATCTGTCCATATTTTGTTTCCACGATGGCATCTTTGTAAACGGTTTCAATCACATCTTTTCCATAGATTAAGAGTTTTCGTCCAACCGCCGTAGTAGAAGCAGCAACATCCATTTCATAAAAGGTGCTCGTTTTTGCGCCACATTGTCCGTAAAGACTATTGGCTGTAATTTTAATACTCAGTTGTCGCTTGTCTAAAATATTCTTTTGAAAAGAGTCTGTTTCCTTTTCCATTTGTTTCTTGGTAGCTTTTCGGGCGGCCAACAATTCTTGTAAAATGGAGGGTAAAATAGCCTTTTTATTATCGGGGTATTGTGCAAATCTGCAAATTTTGTATCCTGTTAAAATTTTATCATTTTTTCGGTAAGCAAAGGTATCGTATTTTACATCTACATAGGTATACTCTTTTAAATTATCGTATACATAATCCCCTGCAGCATTACGAACGCCCGTTGCTTTGATAAGAACACCTGCTAAATTGTATTCTTTGGTCCACACTTTGCTGTCGTGTGACAAATTTTCGCTGATAATGGAAGAAGGGTAAAGTGACCCATAATCCACGCACGCGACAGGGTCTTCCAAGTAAAGGTTACATTTAGGTTCTAATACAATTGCTCCTTCATAAATATCGTAAGGACTTCCCTTGGATATGAGGGGCATGAGAATGTTATTTTCACGACATTTTTTCGCGATATAACTGGTTCCTTTGATACCTTGGCCTCGCATCACTAGAAAATTAATGGGTACACTACACAATTTGCTCATTTCTACAAAGGTCGTCATGACATCAATCTTTTGAAAGACATGATGTACCAAGTTACAATCCTGTACACAATATTTAGCAATGATGCCTCTATCGTCGGAAGACCCTTTGGTAAGCTCAAAGATTTCTTTTGGCGACACATCATCTTTCGCCATACCCCAGGACATTTTCTCTTCGCAATGTACCTGTCCTTGAATGACAAATCCATCCTTTTCCATCTGAATAATTTTGTACTTTTTGCCATCTTCGTACAAATCTCCAGAATGATTGTTGATTTCAAAATGGATATAGGAACCCACATCAATACCTTTTAGATTTTGGCTCCAGATTCGGCATGTATCTCCTATGTTTTCGTAACGTTTTAGACTATCACTCAGTAGATATCCGGCAACGAAATCCAATTTATAGGAAGATAAATTAAATTCTTTACGGATATGAGTATACAGGTCTATTTGTAATCGGCCATCCATCAGAATGCGACTTAGGTCATACGGTCCTGACGCAAGTACAATCTTAGACACTTCCAGGTCTCTAGAAAAGAAGTCGTTTCTACCCAAATCCATAAATTCGTCTAAGCATTCTAATTCGCTTGCTCTTTCATGCATAAATTTATAATCAAACCCGAAAATGTTGTATCCAATAATAATGTCAGGGTCTTCGCGACGTATAAGACTGGACCAGGATACTAGAGCTTCTTGTTCCGTTGGATAGCATTCCAATACATGTGCTGGCGAAATAGTTGTCGTATCTTTTACACAGATACAATGCTGTAAATAAGGGGATTCCTCTCCATAATTTACAAAAGTGGACCCAATAAAGGTGACTTGGTCTCCTTCCAAGGGTGGAAAATATCGCCCTAACAAATCCATAAAATACACTATTTTTACAGAAAGTTCTGTATCAGAGGAAAGAAACGCAATTAGGTCACATTCTTCTTTCAAGGTATGTTTTTTTAGTTCCACTTCTTCTTCATCCTCTTCTCGTTTAAAATATTTTTGAATCTTTTCATCCAACGAAGGTTTTTCCTGTATAGTTGTCTGAAGCATCTCTGAAAGATTGTCTAAAATCATTTTTTCAGTGACTTTTTGCGTTGGATAGCATTTGTCAATCGTGAGAGAGTTCTTTAGAGAAAATACATTCAAAAGCATTTCTTTTAAAAGAAAGGTATAGTCCTCTTTATGAGACTTGTCCAATTGATACACCATGTCGTACGCAACTTTCTTGTAATCTTTAATGGCTTCTGGAAAATCTCCATGACTGCTACTTGCTTCAATATCAAAACTGCAAATTTTATAAGGTACGGAGGCATCCTTCTCCAAAGAAACAATATCTTTATAGGAACACACGATGTCTTTTTGACAACGTGTTTTACCTTTTCTTTGTTGACATTTCTTGATTTGTATCCATCCAGAGGGGCTTAGTTCTTGAATATGAAAGAAACGTAAGAGGGGAGGAATCATACACTCGTAGATGGACGTTTGGGTCCCTTCAAACGCGTATGGAGTTACTTTTTCGCTTTCTGAACTGTAATACATTTTTTTCAAAGCATAGATAAACTTCATGTTTTGACATGAAATATAGATAAATTTATGAAGCTTTCCTCCATCAAAGCCGTAGAGAGTCTTTTGTTCTACCATTTCATAGTGATAGACCAATTTATAGTTTTGTTTGGTGAGCTCAGATTCTTTTAAATGTTCCATGAATCGGTCCCCTTTGGCCTTGTTCCAATCATCTCCTACACGAACATATACAAATGGATGAAAATCGTGAACTGTAATAGAATAGGTCGTGCGTTTTTCATCTATTCCAAACATCTGAATCACAAACTGCTCCTTGTCCGAGACCACGAAATCAATCAATTTGCACTCCATTTTGTAAGGCTATCTTGTATTTCTTTGTTCTATCAATTTTTAAAATCTACATCTACATATAGTTCTACATCTAGTTCTTCTTTCTTTTCAGTGTTTTACGAAGTCCCTTCTTGCGTCTACTTTTTGCTCGGATTATTTTTTTAGGCATACCCATACCCATACCCTTTTCAGAGAAATTTTTCATTTCCATGGAGGTTCGTTGGCCTTTGAACTCGTCTACGGGTTCTCCATTTTTCATGCGAAGAAGAGTAGGGAATCCTTGTAATCTTTTTAAAAAAGCGGCTCTTTTCATCTGTTGGTTCTCCGCCATCTGTGACCCATCTATTTCCATGACGCGCGTACCCGGTGAAAGATTATCTTTCATACGTTCCCATTCTGGTCTCATTTGTACGCAATGACCACAGCCAGGATGAAAAATGAGTAAGATACCCGTTAACTTTTTCACTTTATTCGCACAAGTGTCGTATGTACCCGGTCCAAAAACTTCTGCTTTTACCATATTTATAATATAAGACTATATTAAAAATGAAAATAATATTTATCTTCATTCTCATTTTATTTGTTTGGGGTATTTATTTTTTGGTAAAGAGACCTGTAGAGCATAGAGAACCTTTTGTAAGTAACAACTGTCCGACTACCTTGATTAAAGATGGAAATCAATACTATATTTACGACCCTTCTATGGCTAAAGTTGCTGGAGTAAATCCCATTCAATTAAATAACTTGGATGAATACAAAGAATACATTGAATGGCAGCGTAGAAGTAATTTACAATGTCCCATTCTACATTTAGAAAAAGTGTACAACGCACAAGGCGATGGAATGTATGAAATACGCCAAAATTTCTTACATCAAGATGAATGTGGTCTTCAGCCACAAAAGGTATCCTCCGTATTTGTACCGAAAGACACTATGCCTTTTGGAGATGTACCTCCAGATGCATTTTCTTTAGCGCTTACTTAGCGCGTACTTAGTGCGTACTTAGCTCTTACTTAGCGCGTACTTAGCGCGTACTTAGATATTGATTTAGATTTTGAATGATGTTTTTGTTCAGTTTTTTTGGTTTACCGTCTTTCTCGTAAGAAAATTCATGAAACTCGTTCGGATTTTCTAAATGTTTACGAATCAGTTCACTGATATGGCCGTATCGGGTCATCAATATTTGTGCTGTTTTCATACTGATAGACGGAATTTGCGACAACATGAATAAACTGATATTGTCTCGCGTAATATTTTTTTGTTTTTGTTTGGTAATACAGGATTCTTCATAGCTTAACGACTCGGTCGGATGAGAACATTTTTCCACAAACTGCATGAGGCATAATGCTGTATCTTTACAATCTTTTGTCTGCATCACGAAAAAACCCTTTTCCATAAGACCAAACAAGGCTTTTCTCAAGTTTTCTTTAGGCAACGTACCTTGATAGTGTGTAAAGTCCCCTTCTATCCAATAATAGACGCGATATCCTTCTTTCATGGCTTCTTGTAAACGAAAGGATTGTTCGGTATATCGTCTATCTTTGATACTAGCTTCTAAATCAGCCCATGTTTTTCTTTCTAGAATATTCTTATCAATCATCATGTCTCCTATGTGTAAATTTTTAGACTCCATGTTTACTTCTGGATACTCCGCTTTTATTTTTTGACATTCATCGTGTAAAGACCGTTCTCTATAATCAATATAAAGCATAGTGATATGTGTTATATTGATTTTATTATTTAAATCTTTTAATTCGTTCCATTACGAGGAATACGACTGCCCCAAGTCCAACGACTTTGACCACCCGACGTGCAGCAAGTCAACTTAAAGGTGGGAACCGACTGCGGGGTCTTAGACCTTAAAATACGCGAGGGTATACGGGACCAACCTGAGGTAGAGACAATACCACTCTTTTTCATTCCACCGCCACATGCATCAGCACCGTTAATAATGGACGCTTGTCTCTTGATGTAAGGCATATATACTACCTTAATATTTTATTTTCTAAACTGGCTATTTTCTCCTTTAATTCTTGAATACATTCTAATAGAACGCCAGTGAAAGCTTGATAATTTACGGTTTTTATGCCATCCAATTCTGTCACCAATTCTGGAAAAGGCTCTTCTATTTCCTGTGCGATTAATCCTATAAATGTCTTGGATTTATCTAAATCAATTCTTTCAAAGGTATATCCGTGAATATTTGTAATTTTATCTAAACAATTATCTAATTGTTTTAAATTTTTCTTGATTCGTCTGTCAGAATAAGAGGTAAGGTCATTTTTTAATGTAAGCAATCCATTAATATACGTATTTCCATGTACATAAAGGTCTGAACCCATAGATGTATTCTCATAAACCGTTAAATTTTTATTTAATTGTGTGTTACCAGCAATGATGATGGATGAATTAAAGGTTGTATCTTTCTCTACAAAAAGGTTTCCGGAAATATAACCATCTTTTTTTATAATCATGTCACCATTTACATCCAGTTTATAATCACTTGGCTCTTCGCCATCATATCCAATGGTAAGAGAATCTCGGCACAAACCTTTAATAAAAGGAAAGGTACCTTCTTTGATAATTTTTGTAACGATACGCATGTCAGCAACTATATCATAAACTTCTGCTATATCATTTATACTTACTTTGATTCCTGACATATATTTATCCTATATAAATAATTTAAACATAATACACGATGACTATTAATGAATGAAAAAACTGATTTTTTGATTGAAAAATCAAATCAGTTTAATAGTATGAACATAGAAATTACAGAAACGGAGTTGAATAGGTTACTCCAACAATATAATGTTTTTTACAAGATACAAAATATGGATATTATGAAACGTTCTTTTGTTCATAGGTCTTACATTTTGAACAGTCATCCGGATAAAACCGTTTGTCCGCATGACTGCGTTGATTTAAAAAAATCCTCCAATGAGAGACTTGAATTTTTAGGTGATGGTATTTTAGAATGTGTTACCAAATATTATTTGTACAAACGATTTCCTGATGCAGATGAAGGATTTATGACAGAGAAAAAAATATGTCTCGTGAAGAATGAACACAT